TACCACTTTGGTATAGAATTTCCAAGTTTTGAAGATACCATGCTACTTCATTACTTAATTGATGAAAACCCTGGCACTCATGGACTAAAGCAGTTGTCCCTAAAGTACACTCCCTATGGAGATTACGAGAAGCCAATGTATGACTGGATTGATAGGTATAGAAAAGAGCATGGCATACTAAAAGGAGAGTTTCAGTGGGGTTGGATTCCTTTTGATGTAATGAAAACTTATGCTGCAATGGATGCAGTATGTACGTCAATGATCTATGAAAAATTTGTTAAGATCAAGCAGAACAAGAAGTTAGCATGGGTATACGATAACATTCTTATCCCAGGTTGTCGCTTCTTGATTGATACACAAGATAATGGAGTGCCTTTTGATGCAGGACGACTACAAAAGTCTCAGCATCTCATGCAACAAGATATTGATAATGCTATCATTTCTTTGTATGAGAATCCAAAGATTCGTCAGTTTGAGAAGTCAAATGGTGGAGAGTTTAATCCAAATAGTACTGTTCAGCTTCGTAAGTTACTATTCGATCATTTAGGATTACGACCAACAGGCAAGAAAACAGGTACAGGGGCAGACTCTACTGATGCAGAAGTACTCAAAGCATTGGAAGCACAATCAGAAGTGCCTGGACTTATTCTTGATATTCGACAAAAGTCAAAAATCAAGAACACTTACTTAGATAAGATTATTCCACAGCTAAACAAAGATAGTCGTCTAAGAACAAATTTTAATCTACACGGCACTACTTCCGGTAGGTTATCAAGTAGTGGTAAACTAAATATGCAGCAGTTGCCTCGTGATAATCCCATTGTAAAGGGGTGCATCAAAGCGGCTCCAGGTCATAAAATTGTGGCAATGGACTTGACTACTGCAGAAGTATATGTTGCAGCAAAACTTGCAGAAGATGAAGCTTTAATGAATGTATTTCGTAGTGGTGGCAACTTTCACAGTACGATTGCAAAAACAGTTTTTAAGTTACCATGCGAAGTAGAAGAGGTAGCAGAGTTTTATGGAACACAAAGACAGGCTGCGAAAGCAGTGACATTTGGTATTATGTATGGCGCAGGGCCAAAGAAGATTAGTGAGCAAGTTACTAAAGACTCGGGCACCTACTTTAGCCAACAAGAGGCAAAAGAAGTTATTGATGACTATTTTGAATCTTTCCACAAACTAAGGAAGTGGATTGATAATAATCAAAAGTTTATTGAAGCAAATGGATTCATTTATAGTTTCTTTGGCCGGAAAAGGAGGTTGCCTAATGTCACATCGTCAGACGCAGGCATCAAGAGTCATAGCATTAGGTCTGGTCTTAATTTTTTGGTGCAGTCTACTGCTAGTGATATCAACTTGCTCGGTGCCATAGATATGGGTCAATTTATCAAGAGTCAACGAATGAAAGCAAGAATCTTTGCTTTAGTACACGACTCGATTCTGGCAGAAGTTCCAGAGGATGAAATTGATTTTTATTCAGAAACATTACAGAAGTTTATACAGATGGATAGAGGTGTGTCTATTCCAGGGGCTCCGGTTGGTTGTGACTTTGAAGTCGGAGAGGATTATTCAATGGGTAAATACGAGAAGTCCTATCTTTGATAGTAAACTATAATAACTTAACAAAAATAAAGTTTCCTGTCTACAAGTTGCCAAATAGTAATTGGGAGCTTGTAGACGGGCTTTTATTCTTGGATAATAAAGTTTTAGATGACAAAAATCAACTAGGAAAGACTATTGGTATACGCCGAGCACAGACATCTTTTGATTTATTTCCGCTAAAACATTCAATATCTAGTCTTGCAGGTATTTTAAAGCAGAGTGACAAAACTTTTATAGATACAGAAGGAACACCTTTTATCTATCAAAAAACAAGAAATTCTGCTTTAAAGTATTACAAGATAAGAAAAATAGAACAGAAAGGGGTAGCTTCAGTATTGTGGCTAAAAGATATAAACTCACCTTTTACAATTCCTCGACCGCCGCCCTTAGAAATGACTTGGGCGGGTGTTTTACACGTTGAATCTTGGCCGTGGATATTATATAATTATTCAGAAACTTATCAAAAACCAACGAGAAGAAGGATATGAAACTCAGTCAAAGATTAGACATAATAGTATTAGTATTAATAATACTCTATGTTCTTACAGGATGCACTACAACAGACCCTGCTAATTTAGGAGCTTGCATGAAGTGGAGAGATATTCAAGTAGAGGATAGAAAATGTACTCTTCCAGTTGTAGGAGGAGAAAAAATATGTGTACACTACCCTTATATAACTTCAGTTTGTGTTGCTCGTGAAAGCAGTAATTAGTAACAGAATTTATTTAGAGTGTAATCTTGAACTCAGAGAGAAAATCTCTAAAGAATTGACTTACAAGATTATGCCACGAAACCCTAATGATCCTCCGATCATTATTAAAAATATGGCACGGGTACGCGAAAATTTAGTAACGATACCTATAGGAAGAACGGATCTTATACCAAATGAATATAAAATTGTTGACAAGAGGATTATGGTGCCTGTTGATTTTCCTGAGTTTAAGTATGTACTCCGAGAAAGTCAACAAGCCGTATACGATGAACTCAACGACAGCAGTATCATCAATGCGTGGGTCAGTTGGGGGAAGACCTTTACAGGGCTCGCACTTGCCGGAAAACTATCACAAAAAACGTTAGTAGTTGTTCATACCGTACCACTACGGAATCAGTGGGCAAAAGAAGTAGAGAAAGTCTACGGGTTTACACCTGGCATCATAGGAAGTGGCAAGTTTGATATTGATGCTCCAATTGTAATTGGAAATACACAGAGTCTTTATCGAAACATTCCAAAGATTCAAAAAGAGTTTGGTACAGTTATTCTTGATGAAATGCATCATGTAAGTAGTCCTACTTTCTCTAAAATTATTGATACAAGCTATGCAAGATACAAGATAGGTTTATCCGGCACTATTGAAAGAAAAGATGGTAAGCACGTAGTATTTCGTGATTACTTTGGAAGTAAAGTATTTAAACCACCAAAAGAAAATTTTATGACACCACAAGTTCATGTAATCAAATCAGATGTTCGTTTCATGGACGGAGCTAGAATACCTTGGGCAAATAGAGTAACAAATCTTGCAAACGATGAAGAATATAAGCATATGATTGCTATGCTATCTTCTTTTTATGCTGCAAAAGGACACAAAGTATTAGTAGTTTCAGACCGAGTGAGCTTTCTAAAAAACTGTTCAGCATTAGTTGGAGAAACTGCAATTTGTGTAACAGGAGAAGTACCTCATGAAGAACGTGAAACCCTTCTTGATCAAATTAACTACGGAAATAAAAACATACTGTTTGGTACTCAAGCGATATTTAGTGAAGGGATTTCAGTCAATTCCCTCTCTGTCCTTATACTCGGTACCCCTATCAACAATGAACCACTCCTCACCCAGCTTATCGGAAGAGTTATCCGAGAGCAAGAAGGAAAACAAACCCCTGTAATAGTAGATATTCACTTAAAAGGAAATACTGCTCGAAAGCAGGCTTCAAATAGAATGGGTTACTATATAAAGCAGGGTTGGAAAATAACTCAAACATAGAAAAATAATTCTTGACAATAATCTTAATTTTTAGTATAATATATGCTTCTATATGACTGGCAAAAAATCTTTACCGTATCGTCTGGAAAACCAAGTACTATCTTTTTGATATTTGAGATGCTTGTAAAAAAGTCTGTACCGGAAAATAGGTTTGATCCTATCTACCGTTTTTCTGACTTGAACTTTGTAGGTGACTCTTTCTTGGCACATCCTGACGTTCTTTTGTATAATTCATTTAGACACCCGCGTCGTGACGTTGCTCTGTATCTGGCCTTAGCTAGTATAAGGTCTTTGGCAGAGTTTTTAGTAAACGACAAAACAACACTAGATCTCTTGGAATGTCCATTAGATCCTTTAGAACACTTAGAAGAACCAAACGATAGGCTACTTTATATTGAGGATGATCAAGTACATTTCTTATATGAAGAAGTCCCAAAGGAGAAAACACAATGGCATTAAGCTTTAATAAGTCAAAGGGCGCTGCCCAAAAATCTAACATCACCACTTTTGGCTATCAAGATGGTGACAACTCAGTTCGTCTCGTAGGCGATATTCTTGCTCGATATGTATATTGGGTTACAGGCGAGAATGATAAGAACATTCCTCTAGAGTGTTTATCATTCGATCGCAACGAAGAGCGATTCAACAACAAGGAAAAAGACTGGGTTCGTGAATACTACCCTGATCTGAAGTGCGGCTGGAGCTATGTGATGCAGTGCATTCACAATGGTGAAGTCAAAGTAATCAATCTCAAGAAAAAGCTGTGGGAGCAAATTCTTACAGCTGCAGAGGATCTTGGAGATCCTACTGATCCTGAGACTGGTTGGGATGTTAAGTTTAAGCGAGTTAAGACTGGCCCGCTGGCTTACAATGTAGAGTATCAACTTCAAGTATTGAAGTGCAAGCCTCGCGCTCTAACTGATGATGAGCAAGAGCTTGTAGCCTCTCTGAAGTCTATGGATGATGTTATGCCTCGTCCTACTCCTGATGCGCAAAAAGAGCTGTTGGATCGTATTCGACAGCCAGCAACAAATGAAATCGACGAAGAAGCACTTGATGCGGAGTTTGCTATTTCATGATTCTTTTTACGGCAGACTGGCATTTAAAGCTAGGTCAAAAAAATGTGCCACGAGAGTGGGCATTAAACCGCTACAAGATGTTTTTTGAGCAGGTTCACAGTCTTGAAAAACAATGCAATATGCATATCATAGGCGGAGACCTTTTTGACCGTCTGCCAAACATGGAAGAACTGGAACTGTACTTCTCGTTTATTCGGGAAGTTACAGTTCCGACCCTTATCTATGATGGCAACCACGAAGCTACAAAGAAGAATAAAACATTTTTTACTCAACTAAAACAGGTTAGTAGAGATATTAACCCTTTAGTACAAATAGTGGATATTTCGTATCATGATTCCGATTTTGGTTTTGGTGTCCTTCCTTACGCCGACCTACATAGAAAAGGAAGCATTGAAAAGTTTATACAAAGAGAACCATTGTTTACTCATGTACGAGGAGAGATACCTCCGCACGTCAAGCCAGAGGTGGACTTAGATAGGTTTGAGGACTTTCCAATCGTCTTTGCAGGCGATTTACACGCACATAGTAACACACAAAGAAACATTGTATATCCTGGATCGCCTATGACTACCTCTTTTCACAGAACGGAGGTAAAAACAGGTTATATCTTAATTAATTCAGAGGATTGGTCTTGGATTTGGGAACCGTTTGATCTGCCACAGCTACTTCGTAAGACTGTATCTGATCCAACTGAAATGATCCCCACAGACTTTCATCATACAATCTATGAGATAGAAGGTGATATTCAGGATCTAGCAGCAATTAAGAATAGTGAACTGCTAGATAAAAAAGTTGTAAAGCGCAGTAGTGAAGCAACTTTAGTAATAGAAAAAGATATGAGCATCCAAGAAGAGTTGGCAGAGTATCTTGCATACATCTTGGAATTAGAAGAAGATAAAATACAAAGTATAGTAGGTACTTTTAATGATTACGCTCAAAAAGTTGCAGTGGGATAATTGTTTTAGCTATGGCTCTAACAATATACTAGACCTACGAGAAAATACAGTAACTCAAATTATTGGCACTAACGGTATGGGGAAATCCTCCATACCGTTAATTATTGAAGAAGCCTTATTTAATAAAAACTCAAAAGGTATTAAAAAGGCAGATATTCCAAATCGTTATATAAACAATGGCTATCACATCTATCTAGAGTTCTGCAAAGACACAGATGAATATAGTATTGAAATTGATAGAAAGTCGAGCATAAAAGTAAAGCTTCTAGAAAACGGAGATGATATTTCTAGTCATACAGCTACAAATACTTTTAAAACAATTCAAGATATTCTTGGTGTTGATTTCAAAACTTTCTCTCAGTTAGTATATCAAAATACAAATGCTAGCTTACAATTTCTTACAGCTACGGATACAACTCGTAAAAAGTTTCTGATTGACTTATTACACTTAGAAGAGTATGTAGAACTATTTGAAGTATTTAAAAATACATCAAGAGAGTTGTCTACTGAAATCGCAGGAATTCGATCAAAGATAGCAACAGTAGAAAAATGGTTGACAGATAATAAATTGGAAGATACAACCATACTGCCAATGTTAAAAATTGAAAATGATACGGAAGAACTTGAGAAAGACTTCCGTTCTCTAACGATGGGAATTGAAAATATTTCCGAAAAAAATAAAAAAATTGTAAAAAATAATCAATACATAAAGCTATTGAAAGACATTGATATTGATAGAATTCAGAATATTGAAATCAATGAGAAACAATCATACGATGGTTTACAAGCAGACTTAGGAACCTTAAACGGGGTCGTAGCGGGGTCAAGAAAACTTATCAAAAAGTTACACGATTTGGAGGATAAGTGCCCTACCTGTGAGCAGACTGTAAATAAAGAATTTAAACAAACACTGATTGCAGAAGAGACAGATAAAATTTCTTTTGCACAGGAGAAGATGGGTGACATTACGACAAGAA